CGCGCCGCCGCCCGTGCTGGGGGCCGTGGTCGGGTCGATCAGCCGGACGTCATTGACCCCATCAGCCGGGACGCTGATGAGGAAGATGTCGTTGCCAGCCATGAGTGTCAGCCTTGCGTGAGCGCGAGCGTGTTGACTGAGGTGCCGGCCACATCAGGGCTGCCGGGCTTGTAGGCCACAAGGTAGAAGTAGCCGGCGTTGTTGCCCAGGCGGAAAGTGAAGGCGCCCGCGCCGTCAGAGGTGGTCTGCCCGACCTCGATGTCGGTAGCGGCCTCGAACAGCTTCACGCTGCACGTGCCCAGCGGCGTGCCGGTCGAATCGCGCGTGACGCCGGCCAGGCTGAAGGCGCCGTAGAACTTGGGCGACCTAAACGGCCACGCGGTCTGCTGCGCCGACACCGGGAACACGCCGCCGATGCGCTTGCGCAACGCCATGGCGGGGAAGCGGCCGCGGGGCATCTGGGCAGGCATCAGCCGACCCCCTGCAGGCCAAAGACCTGGATCTCGGACCCGGCGTTGATGTTGACCGTGTCGCCGGTGAGCGTGATGCGCGTGATCTGTGCCGTGTTGGTCCAGATGCCTGCACCCACCGAGATGTCGGGCGCCGTGGCGGCGGCTTCGCTCAGGTCGGACCCTTGCCAGATGACGCCATGCACCTGGCCGGCGACGTTGCGGATGTCGAAGCAGTGCAGGGCGCGCGCGCCGGCCGTGGCGGTCTGGCTGAGTTTCAGGCCCGTGGCCACGCCAGCCACAGCTGTGGTGGGTGCCGCGTTGTTGTTGCTGACGCGCCAGGCGTAGGCGGTGCTGCCTGTGTCGCCGTTGAACTGCAGCTGTGCGATGCCGGCGCCGCTGTAGCCGCTGATGCGAACGTATACCTTGAGGAACGTGCAGGCATCGAACTGCGGCGTGGTGATCGAGGCCACGGTGCCGCCTGCCACCGCGGTGGCCAGCAGCGCGAAGTTCGAGTAGCCGGGCATGTCAGTTCATCGCCTCGACGGTGTACTGGTGCAGCTGGATGCTGTTGGCCGCGTTGGCGACCGACCAGGTACCGAACAGGTCGAGCGTCTGGGATGCGGTGCCGTCGAAGCCGGTGCCCACGGCCGGGGTCGATTGCGGCAGCATGATCACCTTGGCTTCGCCGGCCACCGTGGTTGCGCCGGCAGCCTCAGACGTGAACTTGCCCTGGTGCATGAGCGTGGTCGTCGTGCCCGAGCCGATGGCACGGCAGGTCAGCAGCCATTCCAGATCCCAGGCGACGTTGGTCTTGGCCGTGGTGCTGAGCGTCATCGCGCCGCCGTTGGCGGCCACCACGGCGCCCATGCGCAGGTCCAGGGTGAGCGTGCCCGGCGTGGTGACCACGGTGCTGATGCGACCGGCAGCGCGCACGCGCAGCACGCGGCCGATCTGGAACCAGTTGGCAGGCAGGGTGACCTTGGCCGCACTGGCGCCGGTGCCGGTGCCACCCAGCAGGCTGGTGGCGGTGGTGCTGTTGGTGAGTGCGACGCCATCGACTTGCGCCGCCATCAGGGTCTCGACCCAGGTTTGCATGCTCATGGTGCGCGTGTGCTCACAGCTTGAAGATCTTGTTGGCGCCGTTGTCCCAGGTGATGTTGATCACCTGGCTGGCAGCGGGCGTGAAGGGCAGGCCGCTGATGGGCGTGTCGACATAGGCGATGACGCGGGCGGTGGCGTCTGAGCCGGTGTGCTGGAAGACCACCAGGGCCTTGGAGGCCGTGGCGGCCGTGGCGGTGAGCGTGGTGTCAGCAGCATCGAACACGCCGCTGGTGTAGGTCTTGGACGCCAGCGCGGCGCTGCGACCGTTGTCGACGGCGCCCAGGTCGGACAGGAACTTGTGCGCGGCGCTGAAGGTGTAGGTGCTGAGCACCAGCATCACGCGCACGTCACCGGTCATGTCGATGGTGCGGTCAAGCACGCCTTCGCGGCCGGGGTCATACAGGGCATTGGCCATGGTGGTGCGTCAGTCGTCGGTAGGGTGGGTGACGATCTCGGCGATGTCGCCGGCAGCGTCACGCGTGATGGTCTGGCGGGTGGCGCCCGGTGCAGGCGTCTGCACATGGTTGGCGACCTGCACGGCGCCGGCATCGATGTGCACGGCGGTGTCGCCCAGGGTGATGGCCGGCGCGTGGGCGTGGTGGTCGAGCTGGATGGCGCCGGCGTCGATGTGCATGTGGGTATCGCCGGCCTGCACGCTGATCGGGGCCGGGGTCACGTTGATGACGGCGGGCGCCGGTTCGCGGCTGGCCAGGGCGGCCACGGTGCCGGCCAGGCCGGCCAGGGCGGCAGGCATGGGGTCGGCCTGCGCCGGGGTGGACTGGGCGCGCTGTGCGCGGAAGGGCTTGCTGCTTTCTTCAGTGTCCAGTGGCGGCAGGTTCTTGAGCCGGCGCACTTCGTCCACGCTCATCCAGCCGTCACCGGTGCCGGGGCCGCCCAGGGCAGCGCGGAAGGCTTCGGCCTGGGCCTTGCTGTCACCGCGCAGCAAAGCGTCCAGATCGAACTCGACGAACATGCCAGCGCGGCGGAACAGCTTGCGGTTCAGCTCCTGGCTCCAGCGCACCAGGTGGGGCGACACGGTGAACTTGACGAAGCCCAGCGTGATCTGCTCGACGCCGGTGCCCCAGGAGCTGGTCTTCTCGTTCTCACCGATCAGCACGGGCGGCACGCCGCAGGCCTGGCACATGTCCTCGCGCTCGAAGCGGCGCGAGGCGAGCAGTTCGAGGTCGACGGCGCTCCAGGTGAGCTGATCGGCCTTGCCGCCCTCGGTCATGATCAGCGGCAGCTTCTGCGAGCCCGGGCCGCTGTAGGCGGCGACGAAGCTCTTGCGCAGCAGGTCAGCCTGGTCGGGGTTGAGCTTGTTGGGGTAGCTCAGCGCGATCTTGGGCATGGCGCCCTCGCCGAGCTGGCGGCCGGTGAAGTCGCTGGCGGCCAGGGCGTTGCCGATGCTGTTGCGCGCGGCATGCTGCACGACGCTGAGGCTGCGCTTGCCGTCGAAGCCGAAGCCGGTGAAGTGCAGCATGTCGTCCTGGTCGACGCCAGTGCTGTGGCCGGACTCGGGGTCGAACACGTCGTAGATGTTGCGGCTACCTTCGCAGCGCACGCGCACGTTGTCGGGGTGCAGCGGGCGCAGGCCGATCACCTCGCCACCGGCAGAGGCGCCACTGCGGCGGATGATCTGGGTATGCTGGTCGCCACGCAGGTGCACGCAGCGCACGATCCACTCGCGCCAGCTAGCGGCCGTCCACTGCGCATCAGGCGATTCGTTGAGCAGCCACCACAGCGGCGTCTTGGCCATGCGCTCGCGGTCACCGTCGACCCCGATGCGGTACTGGTGCACCGGCAGCTGCGTCATCGCGCCCGAGATCTTGGACAGGCACGCGAAGATGGTGCTGACCAGCATCGACGTGTAGTCGGTGACAGCGAAGCCGCTGGAGGCCGGCAGCGGGGCGAACAGGGCGCGCATGGCCTCGTTGTCGCCGCTGGTGGCGATCAGGTTGCTGACGCCTGCACTGGCCTGGCGGCCCGCGAGCGGCTGCACGCCGGCACGCTGCATGGCGCCAGGTTGACTGGCCAGCCAGGTCATGAGCACACGCGACTGATAGGCGTCGGTGTCGAGCTGGATGGTCGGCGTCATGCTGCGGCGGCCATGATGGCGTTGAGGTCGACGAAGGCCTGGTCGGCGTAGCCGTCATCGACGGTAGTCATGGCGCGGCCCATGGCCATCAACATGGCCACGGGGCCGTCGATCTTGTTCTCTGGCCGCTCCTTCATGGGCTGGCGCAGCTTGCTGAACTGGCTCACCTTCACGACGACGTTGCTCATCATCCAGGTGAAGACGGGGTTGCCGCTGTGGAAGATCTTGCGTTCGAGCACCGAGTTCTGGACCATCAGCAAGGGCTGGTTGTAGAAGACCGGGGTCTGCTTGATCTCGACCAGCGGCAGGCCTTCATCCAGCAGCTTGCGGGCGAAGTACTGCGATTGCTTGGGGTCGAAGGGAATCTCGCGCACGTCGAAGTCGCGGCAGGCCTGGCGCAGGTCGTCGGCGATGACGTCGTAGTCGGTCACGTTGCCTTCGGTGGTGATGACGTGGCCCATGCGGGCCCAGCCCTGAAGGTGGGCGTTGCCGCTTTCCTCGATCGCGCTCTCGTTGAGGTAGAGGCGGGGGAAGACGTGCCACTGGTCATCGCGGGCGAAGACCAGGCAGATCGAAGCGAAGTCGTGCTTCTCGGCCAGGTCCATGCCGATCCAGCAGGGTTCACCGAAGAACTGGTCGATGGTGAGCTTGGACAGGCACTTGTTCCAGCCGACCATGTCCATCCAGGCGCTGGCACCGTTGACCCAGACGTTCAGACGTTTGGTCAGGAAGTTGTTGAGCGCCGAAGGCATCACGCCAGCCTTGCGGGCCGAGGCTTCCATGTCTTCCTTGAGCACGGACTTGCCCCAGTTCGGGTTCGCCTTGGCCCAGCTGGCGGGCACCAGGGGATCATCGCCAGCGTCGATGCTGTAGATCACGCCGAACATGGCCGGGTCGTCGACCACGCCTTCGAGCACCTTGGTGACGTGCGTGCGGCGCTCGTAGCAGATGCCGCTGGTGTCGGTGCCGGCCGTGGTGATGCACCACAGCAGCGACTGCTCGCGGGCGCCGCGGGCGGTGTCGATCACGTCGTAGACGGCGCGGGTCTTGTGCGCATGCAGCTCGTCGATCACGGCGAAGTGCACGTTGAGGCCGTCCAGTGTGGAGCCCTCGGCCGCCAGCGGGGCGAACTTGCTGGCTGTGTGGGCCACGGTGATGCTGTGCTGCATGATGGCCACGCCGAGTTCGGTGCGCAGATCCGGCGTGCGGGCAGCCATGTCGCGGGCGTCATCGAACACGATGCGCGCCTGGTCGCGCGTGGTGGCGGCGCTGTAGACCTCGGCACCGTGCTCGCCATCAGCGCTGAGCATGAACAGCGCCAGGCCGCTGGACAGCGTGCTCTTGGCGTTCTTGCGGGGAACCTCGACATACGCTTCGCGGTACCGGCG